ATGAAGACCTACAATCACTCATCCCCCGTTCCCGGCACCTTCCGGCGCAATCCTTACTGGAAGCTGCAGGCGCTCTTCCGGGAGCGCGGCTTCCACGACTACGAAGTCGCCGCCGCCCTCGGCACCAGCCCCCAGTGCCTGAGCCGCCGCATCCGGGGCGCGGCCCCCTGGCCCAGCGATGAGGTCGCCGCCATCTGCAAAATCGTCGGCATCCCGCAGGAGCAGATCGGCTACTATTTCTTCCCTGAAGTTGCAAAGGAGGCATCCGCATGAGAATCAAATCTGGCGTCTGGTACTGGCTGGCCGTGGCCAGCGGTGCCGTCGGGATGCTGTATGCCCTGGGCTTTGCGGGCAGCATCGAAGCCCTCGGTGTCATCTCCGACACCGACTTCATCACCGCGATGGTGCTGCTGTTGCTGGCGCTGTTCTTTGCCCGGCTGGGCGACCATGCCGCAGAGCGCGAAGCGCAGCGCCGCAGGTACATCGACCGCCGCCACGCCCGCAACGCCGAGCCGGAGTACCGGCAGAACCGGAGGGACGCATGAAAACCAAGCGCATGAAAAAGCTCCTGATGGGCATGGGCCTGTCCCGCAATCAGGTGAATCACATGGTCAAAGAGCAGCGGTTGAAAGGCTCTTCCAAAATCAGCAATGCAGCCTATTACTACGCTGTCAACCGCAGTCTTTCCAAGCCATGCTGGCGTGACTGGCTGCCGTATGTCAAGAGCCTTGTGCTGGAGTGAAGCACATGACGAGTAAACAAAAAGCCCGTCGGTGCTGGAACACCGGCGAGCCTGCAAAGGGATGATGGCTTGAACCCCCATCACCCCGAAGAATAACACACTTTGGAGGTTTTTACAAGAGATGAAAGGTATTCTTATCGAGCCGGGCAAAGACCCGGTCGTGACCACCCTGCCGGACACGCTGCAGGGCATGGAAGCGCTTTTGCAGTGTCCCTGCGAGCAGAAAGTTCTGCCCCGCACCCCGGCGGTGCTGGTGTACGCCATCTACGGCAAGAGCCTGAATCGTACTTATCGCGGCCAGCCCATCTATGGCACTATCCTCTGCTACGGCTGGCGAAATAACCGCTTCCAGCCCCTGAACAAAGACCTGCAGGCCGAAATGCTGGACCGCCTGAAGGAGTTGGAGGTGAGGGTGTGACCACCTATATCTGCAAATGCGGACGGCGAGTGAAGAAATCCACCGATGCCAGTACCACTGGCAACCGCCTATCCGGCTATGCACCCGGCCATGAGTGCTGGGGATGTCCCTACGCCATGCCATACGGAAACTATCAATGGGATGAAAGTGCTAGAACTGTCAGCCGGGAGACTCAGGGCTACGAATGCCGGATGAGCAAGACTCTCACCTATGCGTCAGAGTTCGCTGGCTCTATCAAGGATAAATGCACTTGTCGAGTGCATAGTCTGGACTTCGACTTTCTGTCTCAGGTCTCCGCATGGATCAAAGACACTTATCCAGACAGAGAGATTTTTGGCTCGTTTTCCAAAGATATTCGTGCATCGGACTATGGATCTGATGGCCGTTACTGCCTGACTATCACCTGCACCCAGAATCTGAAAGGCGTTGCCGCAAAAAGAGAGCTGCTTGGTCAGTTCTTTACTCCGAATGGTAGCCGCAAGGACATGACACCGCAGCAGGAAATGGAAAAGATTCTTGCTGACATCAAAAAAGCAAAGGAGATTTTCTCATGTACACCTGCCCCGACTGCGGATGCTGCTGCGACCATGACAAGCCCTGCTGCCAGCAGTTCGGCGGCGGCAATACCGACCACCTCGGCGAGCGAGGCGGCTGCAAACGGCTTGACCCCCGCGCTGTCCCCGCAGAGCAGCGCATCGGCCCCTGTTGTTCCTGCGGAGACTTCTTTTGCATCCGCAGCTGTCCCCAGCTTCGACTTCTCGACTCTGGGCGATTTGTCTGAACAGGCCGCAGACGCCGATCAGCAGTTCGACCTGCACTATGGCGCGGCGCAGGACGAATACCTGATTTCCTGCATCTACCTCGCCCGGATCCACGCTCTGACTGCCAAGGCGGGCCGGTATGGCGGCGGCACATGGACAAAGTGGTATGAGAGCAAGGGACTCAGCGAAGGCAGCGCCCGCACGATGGTCAAAAACGGTGACGCTTTTAATTCCGCAACAGTTGCGGAATTAAAACAGCTGCCCGAGTTGACCCGCAAAGATTTGAACCTCATCGCCCGCAGCGGCTGCGCTGGGCAGCTGGTCGAAGCCGCCGGAGACAGCCAGCGGGTGCAGGAGCTTTTAGCCCAGCTCAAGGCCAAAGAGTACAAGCTGAACGAAACGCAGGCCAGATTGAAGAGCGCCTGCATTCAGGAGCAGGAGTCGCGGGACGCAATGAATACCGCCAATGCTCAGCTGGAATCCGCTCTTGCAGACATCAACGGCCTGAAAGAGCAGAACGCCCAGCTGAAAGAGCGCGCCGACTCTGCCGAAGCCCGGGAAGAGGAAGCATGGAAGATGCAGGCCAAGGCCGAGCAGCGTGCAAAAACCGCCGAGAGCCAGTTGGAAGGCTCCCGTCAGGTAGCCGAAGCGGCCAAGCGTCACGCCGAAAAGTGGAGATCCGAGGCCGAAGCCGCCCGGAAGCAGCCCATCGTAGCTGTGGTGGACGAGGACGAGGTTGACCGCCGGGCAGCAGAAAAGGCTTGGGGTCTTGCAGATGCCCGGAATGCCGAACTGGCCAAGGACAACGCCAGCCTGAAAAAGCAGGTAGCGGCCCTCCACTCCAAAATCAGCGACGCTACACAGGCAGATTTCGAAAACGCCAATAGCATCGCCTTCTCCTGCCGCCGTGCATGGGACACCGGAAAGGGCAGTTACTCCCGCCTGGTCGGCGAGGACTTGGAAACGACCTTTGCCAGCTTATGTGAAACCTTGAACAGCATCCGTGAGGAAGCGGCCCGGCTCTGCCGTCAGCCGCCGGAATATGACGGAGGTGGAGAAGATGAGTAATCAGCTTGCCCGCAGAGCCCGCATCAAAGACCTTTCCAACAAGGCCGAGGGCATTTTCCAGTACGTCGGGAACGACAATGTGCTGTTCCGGCTCATCAGTACCGGCAACAAGCTCACCAGCGACGTCAACTATGCTGTGGCTCTGTTCACCGGCTTCGCCCGCAGCCATCAGCTGGGCAGTCAGGAGACCCGCCGCACAATCGACTCGATTTATCGCCGGGTCGGTGAGCTCATGTGCCTCATTGACATCGTCCACGCCGCCGCCGGCGAAGAAATCATGCCTGAGCCGTATGAATCCATAGATTTTTGTTACATGACCGAGTACCGCACCATGCTACGGGAGGCTGTCATTCGTGGGATGCCGGACAACTACAAAGGTCCAGCGCAGAACCCCTACACTGTCAGCCTTGTGCAGCCGGGCGTTGGCTACGGCGATGGTTACACACCGGACGAGTACGATGACGATTTCTTTGCCCGTTTCACTCGCCAGGAAGAACCCCGGGACCGGAAGCTCGTCTTCCGTTGCACCAAATCCGAGCTTGACGCCATCAAGCGTTATGCAAATATCATCGATATTAAATTTACCGAGGAGGATATTCACCATGCCTGAGAAAATGAACCAGACCCCTATCGAGATGCTTGACCAACATGTCACCCCGCCCGCAGAGATGCCCGCACCTGCTGCACCTGTCAACCCTGCCCGTCAGAGCTACGCCGAGAAGGTGCAGGGCCTGACCATTGACGAGCGCAACTGGATGCTTGCAAAGTCCAAAGCCGCCGCGATGGCACAGCTGCCCGAAGGTTTTCTGCCTCAGACCTACACTGGCAATCCCGGCGCGTGTGCCATCGCCTGCGAGATGGCCCTGCGCATGGGCGTCTCGCACCTTTTCGTCATGCAGAACCTTTACGTCGTCCATGGTATGCCCACATGGAGCGGCAAGAGCTGCAAGGCCCTCATCGACAACAGCGGCCAGTTTGCAGGCCGCACCCGCTACCGCATGGAGGGCGAAGAAGGCACCGACAACTGGGGCTGCCGCCTGATCGGCGTGGACAAGCTCACCGGCGAAAAGGTCGAAGGTCCGAAAGTCACGGTCAAGATGGCAAAGGATGCCGGGTGGTGGAACAAGAATGGTAGCTACTGGCCCAAAATGACCGAAATGATGCTCAAGTACCGCGCCGCCGCTTACTTTGCCCGCGCCGAGTGTCCGGAGGTCCTGATGGGCGCCAACATCGACTACGAGGTAGGCGCTGGCGACGCCGAGGAAGAGGGTGCGGCCCATGCTTAATGTTGTTGCGCTGATGGGCCGTCTGGTCTACGAGCCGGAATTGAAGACCACCCCGAGCGGCATCAATGTGTGCAGTTTCCGCATTGCCTGTGACCGCAGCTTTGCCCGGCAGGGCGAAGAGCGCAAGTCCGATTTTATCGACGTCACCGCGTGGCGGCAGACCGCCGAGTTCGTCTGTAAGTATTTCCAGAAGGGCAGCATGATCGCCATCGAAGGCAGCTTGCAGACGACCTCGTACCAGGACAAGAACGGCAACAACCGCACCAAAGTTGAGGTCGTCGCCAGTAACGTGAGCTTCTGCGGCAGTAAGGCCGCAGAGCGGGCTGTCGTGAAGGATTTTGACCAGCAGACAGCAAATCATGTTCAGGAAGCAAAGGCCGCACAGAGCGCTCCGCAGGCCCAACAGACCAGTTTTGCCAGCCAGAGCTATCGCGCCGAACGCAAATCACCCGATGGTCAGCCGGTCGCTGTCCCCGACGCAGAAGCACACGATTCTGATGGCTTTTCCATCATTGATGACAGTGACGACCTCCCCTTCTAACCGCTGCCGCTGTGCTATCTGGCGATACGGGCGTTCCATTCGAAAGGAGGTCAGGCCGTGGGCATTGACCCTTCTCGCGGCTTCGTTGCCATCCCGCGCGGCCTGACCGACTGGGAATGGTATTCGGAGCCCAACACTACCCGGCTGTTCATCCACCTGCTGCTCACCTCAAACTGGCAGGAAAAGCAGTGGCAGGGCATCACCATCCACCCCGGTGAGCTGGTCACGAGCCGCGCAAAGCTGGCAAAACAGCTCAGAATGTCTGAACAATCCGTTCGGACGGCACTTATGCATTTGCAGTCAACCAACTGTATAACCAGCAAAACAGGGCCAAGATACAGCGTTATCACGATAAATAATTACACTGAAATTATTGGCTCAACCAAGCAATCAACCAGCAATCAACCAACTCCTAACCAAGACTTAACAAAGATAACAAAGAAAACAAGACAGTCGTCGTCTGCGTGCGCGACGCCCGAGCCGACTCCGACGAAGACGACATCCCCCGTAGTCATGGAGTTCGAGCAGCGTATCTGCAAGCTGAGCACCCAAGGGAAAGCCCAACTGACCGGATATGCTGACCGGCTGGGAGAAGAGCTGGTGCTGGCCATCATCAGCAGGTGTGCCGACCTCGGTGCCTACAGCTGGGTGTATGTCCGTAAAGCACTGGAAGAGACCAAGGCGCAGGGGTGCAGGTCTGTGGAAGAGTACCGCAGGCTTCACCCCATCAGCAGCGGACGGAATCTCCGGGTTGACCGTACCGAGCCAAGCGGGAATGATTTCCTGAAGGATGCCGCCCGGCGCAGACGATTGACAAAAAAGGAGGGACTCGATGTATCGGAATCCTGAATACTACCCCGACCCGACGGTCGGCCGGGCACTGGAGAACCTCCGCAGAAAGGAGACTCGATTGAACACTGGAAAGCAATTTGAAGCCGACTGGAAAAACTCCATGCCGAAGGATGCATGGTGCTACCGGCTCAAGGACAGTGCAGCCGCTTATTACGGCGGAAATGAGAGCCTGAGCTTTTCCATCGACAACATCTGTGACTTTGACGTCTACCGCTACCCCATGCACCACTACTTCAAACTCAAGACCATCGACACCCCCAGCATCCCGCTAGAAAAGATCCTTGGTCGATTCGACCGGGAGAAGCAGAAGTATCACAAGCTCAAGCATATCACCGACATGGCCCATGCAGCTGAGTTTCACGGCCAGACCGCTCATGTGGTCATCAATTACCGGGGCAAGGTCAACCGCACCTTCGCCATCTCGGCCAGTGTTGTGCTGGAGTACATGAACACCCAGACCCGCAAAAGCATCCCATGGCAGTGGGCCGCTCTGAACGGCATCGAGGTGGAGCAGCGTCTGCTTCGTGTCCATTGGCGGTATGATGTGGAAGGGCTGCTGAAGCGGTTGGAAGGGGGTGAAGCCGTTTGACCTACGAAGAGAAAATAAGCTGGCTCTCCCGCTATCGGGAAGCCGAAAAGCTCTATCAGCGGCTCTCCTACCGGCTGGCAGAGGCGCAGGAAGCCACCCGGCACATCACCCAGAACCTCAGCGCCGCACCGGGAGGCAGCAAAGATGGTCAGAGTCTCGCCCGGGCAGTAGAGCGTGAAGAAGAAGCCGAACGCCGTGCCTACGCACAGCTGGCCGTCTGTGATGCTCTGTTTGAGGAAATTGATGCTGTGCTTGTGCAGCTGGACTCCTCCGAATACTGCGCTCTTCGCAAATACTATCTGGACTGCCTGAAGTGGGAGCAGGTAGCCGCAGACATGAATTTCACTTCCCGTGGCATTTTCGCCCTGCGCCGCCGGGCCATTGAACACCTGAAGCTCTGAAACTGTGCAGTATCCGTTCATTGTGCGTTCACTCTCTTCCGGTGTAAAATGATACCATCGGCAGAGCCGGAAAGGCCACCCGATATACGCAGCCTCCGAAACTTTTCCTCCATCATGATGAATTGCTCCTTTGGACTTTTTGCTGCTTGACAGGCACTTTTCTCCTTCTTGAGCTTTCTGAGGCTGCTTCAAAGATTTTCTTCCCTGCACAGAAATGTGCGGGGATTTTTTATGCAGCCGTAGCTCAGTCGCGAGAGCGCTGGCATGACCAGACGGACGGAGGGCCGCACCCTCCCGGCTGCTCCATTTTTGTGCAGGAGAGGTGGTGAGGATGACCGACAAGCAGGCACGATTCTGCGAAGAATACATGGTCGATTTGAATGCGACCCAAGCGGCCATCCGCGCCGGATATTCCCCAGCAAGTGCCAAGACCGTGGGGCCGCGATTGTTGGAGAATGTTGGAGTTCAGAAGCTCATCGCCCAGCTTCAGGCTGAGCAGAGTCGCCGCACCGGTGTATCTACTGACCGGGTGGTGCGCGAGCTGGCAAAGATTGCATTCGTCAACGCCGCTGACCTCATCGACCCCAAGACCGCCTCTCTCAAATCCGATGCCAGCCACGATGACCTTGCCGCTGTGCAGTCAGTCAAGGTCAAGATGTTCGGCGAGGATGGGCTTGAGCAGGAAGTGAAGCTGGCCGACAAGCTCCGCGCACTCGACCTGCTGGGCAAACACCTCGGGATGTACAAAGACACTTCCGAGAAAGACTCCGCCGCCGATGCACTGGCAAAGGCGAAGGAGCTGCTGGGAGGTGTGGACAGTGCCATTGACTGAGTTTCAGCAGGAATACCTGCGCAACTGTTCCCACCGCTGGAACGTCAAGACCGGCGCCACCCGCTCCGGAAAGACCTATCTTGACTGCGCCGTCACCATCCCCAAGCGCATCTGCGCCGCCCGGGGCGAGGGGCTGCTGGTCATGCTGGGCAACACCCTCGGCACGCTGGAACGCAACGTGCTGGAGCCCATGCGCGGCCTCTGGGGGCCGGAGCTTGTGGGCGTCGTCCGCACCTCGGCCTCCGGCAACATCGTGCAGCTCTTCGGCCACAAGGTCTATGTCCTCGGTGCCGACAACAAAAAGCACATTGCCCGCATCCAGGGCGCAGCCTTCGAGTACGCCTACGGGGACGAGATCACCACCTGGGACGAGGGCGTGTTCCAGATGCTCAAAAGCCGCCTGTCCTGTCCGCACAGCCATTTCGACGGCACCTGCAACCCGGAAAGCCCTTCCCACTGGTTCAAGAAATTCCTCGACAGCGATGCCGACATCTACTGTCAGGCCTACACCATCGACGACAACCCGACGCTTCCGGCCCAGTTCGTGGCCGACCTGAAAAAAGAGTATACCGGCACCGTCTACTATAACCGCTTCATCCTCGGGCAGTGGATGGCAGCCAACGGCGTTATCTACCGCCTGTTGGCCGACAGCCTCGCCGCCGGGGATGGGCGTTTTTTCTGGCCCGCCGAGAAGCAGCTGCACCCGTGGCGAATCCGCATTGGCGTGGACTTTGGCGGCAATGGCTCAAAACACGCCTTCGTGGCGACCGCCATTCTGCCGGGCTGGTCTGGTGTGGTGGGGCTGGCGTCCCAGCGCATCGACCCGGTGGCGCAGGATGCCGACTTTCTGGCCGACAAGCTCATCGATTTCTGCATCGCGGTCTTTGCCTGCTGGGGCGAGATCCAGTACATCTTCTGCGATTCCGCCGAGCAGACCCTGATAAACCATATTCGTTCCCGCCTGCGCCGCTGCAAGCTCTCCTGGCTGGCCGACCGGGTGGAGAACAGTGCCAAGATAAAGATCACCGACCGCATCCGCCTCACCTGCATCCTGATGGGCGGCGGACGGTTCTGGCTCATGCCCGAGGCTTCTACCCTGCGGGATGCCCTTGCTACCGCTCTTTACAGCGGCAAACATCCCGGCGTAGATGAGCGCCTCGACGACGGCAGCACCGACATCGACACACTGGACGCCTATGAGTACACCATCGAGCGCGATTTCAAGAGGTTGACGAACACATGAACATCACCGATTTTCTGGATCACCTGCATAAGACGCGCGGATGGCAGCTGGATGCCGATTACTACAGCCACATCGAGACATGGCGGCAATGGTGGAAAGGCAACGTACCCGGCGTTCATACCCGCGCCGCCGAGTATGCCGACGGCACCAAAAAGCGCACCATTGCCTCCCTGCGGATGCCCAAGCGGGTCTGCGAGGACTGGGCCAACCTGCTGCTGAACGACCGCACCACCTTCCAGATCACAGACGCGGCCACCGCCCGGTATCTTCTGGGCGACGATGAGCAGCAGGTGGGCGGTCTGCTCCGCGACCTGCATTTCTGGACGAATGCCAACGCGCTGGTCGAGAAAGCGTTCTGGTCCGGCACAGGCGCTTTTGTTTTGAGCGTCGAAAATATGACCGTCGTGAACGGCAAGGCAGTCCCCGGCCCGGACGTCCGACTCAAACTGGACTACGACCCGGCCCCCTGCATCCTCCCCCTGCGGGTGGAGCGGGGCGTCGTGACCGAAGCGGCCTTTGTCTCCGAGTGTCTGATGGACGGCAAGCCTGCTGTCTACTTACAGACGCATACCGGTGACGAGAAGCGCCGCACCATCCGCAACGAATGGTTTCGCGTCACTGACTCCGCATCCGGCTCACCGGTGTTTTCTCCGGTCGAGAAGCCTCCGGAAGGCACGGTAGAAAGCGTCACGGTAGAGGGCTCCCCGCCCTGGTTTGCACTGTTCAGCCCGGGAGCTGTCAAGAACATCGATGGCGGCAGCGGGCTGGGCATGAGCGTCTTTGCCGAGGCGCTGGAAGAGGCGCAGGGCGTGGACCTTGCCTTTGACAACTACCGCGAGGACATCCGCCTCGGCCACAAGAAAATATTCTACAGTGCCGACATCTGCCGCAAGGTGGTGGACGATAAGGGCGTGGAGCACTCCATCCCGCCGGACGACGATGTTGTGAGCCAGTTTGTGCATCTGCCCGGCAAGGAAAGCAGCCTCGACCAGTCCAGCGAGTACCATGAATACAACCCCGACCTCCGCGTGGAGCAGAATCACCGGGCCGTGCAGGATATGCTCAACCTGTTCTCCTTCAAGTGCGGGCTGGGCTGTCACCGGTACGATTTCGAGAATGGCAAAGTCACAACGGCCACCGAGTACAACGGAAGCCGACAGGATCTCGTAGCCAGCGCCAACAAGAACCAGATACCCATCGAGGGCGCTCTGATCGCCATCATCCGGGCCATCCTCTGGGCTGCAAAAGACTTGCAGAAGGCTACAGTCGTCCCCGACACTCCCATCTCGGTGAACTGGGACGACAGCTATATCACCGACGCCGAGACCCGCATGACCCAGATGAGGGATGACGCCCTCAGCGGCTTGCTGCCCCGTTACAAGTACCTCTCGGCCCGGTACGGCATCTCCGAAGAGGATGCCCGCCGGCTGGCCGAAGAGGCACGTACCGAAAACCGCCAGCCTGAGCTGACCTTCGGCGGAGGCGCCTGATGCTGGCCCCGGACTACCTCGACCACGCACCCGACCGGCTCATCCTGCTCTGGCAGCAGGCCGAGGACGACATCCTGCGGGACGTGGCCCGGCGCATCGGCAAGATGGACGCCCTGACGCCGACGGCGAACTGGCAGCTCTGGCGCTACCAGCAGACCGAGGCCGTCCGCAAGGATGTGGTGAAGCTTCTGGCCCGGTATACCGGCAAGAGCGAGGCCGAGATACGCCGCCTGATGCAGGAGGCCGCGACTGCCGCACTGGAAGCCGAGGATGAGATCTATTACCATTACGGGAAAGAGCCAACGCCCTTCGAAGAATCGACACCGCTCCAAAACCTGCTCAACGCGGGCTATCGGCAGACGGCAGGCAGCTTCTCCAACCTTACTGCCACCACGGCAAACACCGTCTCCGGGGCTTTTGAGCAGGCGCTGGACAGGGCGTGGCTCCAAGTGAGCAGCGGCGCGTTCGACTACAAGACCGCCGTCAAGCGTGCGGTGGACGGCCTTGCCGACTCCATGCCCTACGTCACCTACCCCAGCGGCCACAGAGACACGCTGGAGGTGGCCTGCCGCCGGGCCGTGCTCACGGGCGTGAACCAGACCGGCGCAAAGCTTCAGGAGGCCCGGATGGACGAGATGGGGGCCTCTTTTGTCGAGGTGACGGCTCACGGCGGGGCGCGCCCCAGTCATGCCGTGTGGCAGGGCAGGCGCTACCACCGGGGCGGCGCTGTGGACTACTTGGGCCAGCACTACGAGGACTTCGAGTCGGCCACCGGCTACGGCACCGGCGCAGGGCTTTGCGGCTGGAACTGCCGCCACACCTTCTTCGTGGTGTTCCCGGAGCTGGGCAGCCCGCCCGCATGGACGCAGGAAAGCCTCGAAGCCCTCAACGCCCGGAACATCGAATATGACAGCAAACTCTACACCCGCTACGAGATCAGCCAGATGCAGCGCGCCCGGGAGCGGGCCGTCCGCAAATGGAAACGCCGGTATCTGGCCGAGGACGCCGCCGGGGCTGACACCACCGCCAGCGCCGTGAAGCTCCGGCAGGCCCGGCAGAGCCTTGCGGACTTCACCCGGGCCACCGGCGGCAGAGTGGACAGCGCCCGGACAAGCGTGCATGGGTTTGGGCGGAGCGAGGGCAGCAAGGCCAGCTACGCGGCCCGGAAACAGGAGCGGTTCAATGCTGCAAATACTGAGTTGCAGCAAATGCGGGAAGCTGGTACAATAAAGGCGAAAGGTCGGCTCATTGAATCCCCGTCTGCTCCAAATGAGATAAATTTTGCAAGCGACCACGTCTTGCAGCGCTGGGCTGAACGCGGTATGGGGCCAATGGATGCCGAACGCATCATCCGCTCCTCTAAGGTCGCAATGTCCCAGCGAAACGGTACACAGACCTGTTATTACTCTGAGCTGGGCTTTGTCGCCATCGGACAAGATGGCAATGTATCCAGCATCGGCCCGCTGGATGAGGGCGGAAAGAAATTGATGGAGGTGGTCAAAAAGCATGGAATTCCGCATTAGTGATGATGTGAAGCTTGAAGAATGGTTTTGTCCCATTTACAACCGAAAAATCGACTGCGGCTTGTGCTTCGACATTTCCAACATCGGCGATGATATTCTTTGCCTGAAGGGCGACGATAAGCCGCCTTGCAGCTGGGATGAAGCCCACAAAAGCTGTCTCAAGTGTCAGCACTATGCTGACTGGGACTAACAACCAAATACCGCGAGCGTCTTTGCCCATCCGGGCAGGGGCGCTTTTTTCATGCCGTATTCGCTCATATTGGTCAGAGCAGCTGCCTCGTAAGCAGCGGGCCGCCGGTTCGATTCCGGCAGACGGCACCATCGCGGCGGGCAGCGCGTACCCTGCCCAGCAACATGCGGAAGGCGAACCGCGTTACAAAACCGTAGTTTCACCCAAAGAAAGGGGTTTACTTATGAAGCGTGAAGACGTAAAGGCAAAGATTCCCGGCATCACCGATGAACAGCTGAACTGGCTGATGAGCGAAAACGGCGCTGACATCAACCGCGAGAAGACCGTCGCCGAACAGTTCAAGACCCAGTTCGAAAACGCACAGGCCCAGCTCAAGACCGCGCAGGACGGCCTGAAAGCCTTTGACGGCAAGAAGACCCCGGACGAGTACGAGGCCGAGCTGACCAAGCTCCGGGGCGATATGCAGGCACAGGCGGACGGCTTTGCTTTCGACTCGGCCCTGAACACCGCCATCATGGGAAAGAAGGGCCGCAGCGTCAAGGCCGTCCGCGCCCTGCTGGACATGGAGGCCCTCAAGTCCTCCAAGGACCGCACCACCGACATTGCCAAGGCTCTGGAAGAAGCTGCAAAGGCCAACCCTTGGGCTTTCGGCGAGGCCACAGAGGGCGGCAGCGTCCACGTTTCCAGCGGCGCAGAGCACGGCACCCCGCCCACCGGCGACACCGATGCTGTCACCGCAGCCTTCAAGGCAATGAACCCCGGCATCAAGATCGACTGATAGAAAGGAAATATTATGGCACACGAAGCACAGGTTCGTTATTCCAAGCTGGTTGACCTCAAGCTCCGGGCGACGCTGGTCAAGAAGGTCGGCGTCATCTGCAACAGCCGCTATGAGGGCAGCCCCAAGGCCGGTTCCGTCAAAGTCCCTGTCCGCGACACCGAAGTTGCCGTGAACGACTACGACAAGCAGACCGGCGCAGAGCTGACCGGCGGCGACACCACCTATCTCACCGTCAACATCGACAAGGACAAGGCCGTCAATGAGATCATCGACGGCTTCGACGCCGCCAGCGTCCCCGACGATCTGGTGGCTGATCGTCTGGACAGTGCCGGTTATTCTCTGGCGCTGCAGGTGGATTCTGACGGCTCTGTGGAGTTGACCACCGCAGGCACTGCCTTCGGCACCACCACCGCCCTGACCGAGAAGACCATCTACGGCAACATCGTGGACGCCCGCACCAAGCTCTCCACCGTCCATGTCCCTACCGAAGGCCGCTGGCTGTTGGTCTCGCCCGAGATCTATGGTCTGCTGCTGAAGAGTCCCGAGTTCATCAAGGCGTCTGACCTTGGCGATGCTGTCGTCCAGACCGGCGCTGTGGGCCGCATCGCTGGCTTCACCGTCTTTGAGGATTCCACCCTCGGCGAAAACGTGGAGTACATCGCCGGTCATCCCAACTGGTTTGCCTTCATCGACGAGTGGGCCGTCCCCGTCTATGTGCAGGATCTCAATGGTTCCAGCAAGTACATCGGCGCGTCCGCAGTCAAAGGCCGCAAGGTCTACGCCTTCAAAGTCACCAAGCCCCAGACCATCCTCATCAAGAAGAAAGCGTGACCGAACCTCTCAGTCTGCCTGCGGCAGCCAGCTCCCCTAACAGGGGAGCCTAAAAGGAGCTGATTTTTTTGAATTACTGCACCTATGACCAGTATGCAGCCGCCGGCGGCACGCTGGACGAAGCTGCCTTTGCCCTCTTGGCCGCACGGGCGTCCCGGCTCATCGACCGGATGACCTTTGGCCGGGCCGAGGGCCACGCCGCAGCGTGCGAAGGCTGTGCAGAGGCTCTGGCGGACGCCTGCATCCAGATCATCGACGCAGCGAACGCTGTGCAGAGCGCCTGCACGCCGCCCGGCGCGTCCAGCGTCTCCAACGATGGCGTGTCCATGACCTTCACCTCCGGCGCACTGGCCGAACGGCTGGCGGCAGAGGCGCAGGGTATCCTCGCCAATACACTGGGCAGTGACCCCCACGGCCTGCTGTATCGGGGGTGTTTCTGATGCAGACGCCCGTCACGGTCGTCATGTTGCTGCACGACGCGGCCACCGAAGCCGACCAGCCGATCTGCAAGGTGCTCACGGGGTGCAGCTGGCGGGAGACGCGCCGCACCTCGGCCTCCGGCGACCCCCAGAGGGTGGTGCATATCCGCCTCCCGCCTGTGCCGGGCTATCTGCCCTATCCCCAGTGGGCGCGTCTGCCCCCGGCAGAAAAGTCCGCGCACTGGACGCTCAAGCGGGGCGGCAAGCTCATCTGCGGCGCTGTCCGCAGCCTGACCGAGGCCGAGTATGCTGCCCTCGAAAAAACGCACATCTGCTGCACGGTGGCGGACGTCTCGGACGACCGGGGCGTCCCGCTGCCGCATTTTCATGTAGAAGGGAGCTGAGAGGATGAGCGCACTGATCCCCTTTGGCCCGGCTGCACCCTCAGCAAAACCGGTTTTTGACCCACCTGACGGCTGGAAGTACCGGGCCGATGGTGTGCAGATGGAGCTGAGCTGGCGCCCCGACTTCGGCGCAGAAAAGACCGCTGCCCTGCAAAAGGCTCAGTTCGCCCTTGCGCAGGAAGCCGCGCGGCTCATCGACAGCTATGTGCCGTTCGACACTGGTTCTTTGAAAAACAGCGTCAATCAGGCCAGTAAATACGATGAAGGACTTCTGGTTTACAATACCCCCTATGCCCGGAAGCAGTATTACCTCCATGCAGAGGGTACAGACCTTCGTGGAGAGACCGGATTGCGTGGCAGTTACTGGGGCCAGCGAGCTATTGCCGACATTGGCGAGCATCTTGCTCTCTACGGCGCAAAGGCTGTCACGACCTTCTGGGGAGGGATGGGGCACTTATGAGCGAGAAAGCCACCATCACGGCTATGCGGGAGTGGCTCAAGACCTGCCCGCTCATCGCCGAGGAGCAGGGCGAAAACGGCGCAGCCTTCCGTATCTCTGGACTTTCCCCGGAGCCGGTGGCCGAGTTTTCCATCGAGGACAGCCCCACCGATCCGGTGACGGCTGTTTTCTTTTCCGGCCGCAACCTCGCCAAGAGCTACATCTTCATCAGCCGCCGCGACTACAGCGAGGCCCAGAGCGTCCAGATTGCGAACAGCGGCTTTTTTGAGCAGCTGACCGAATGGGTGCTGGCCCAGAACGACCGGCATCACCTGCCCCGGCTGGATGGCCGCAAGGAAGCGTTGCGCGTTTCAGTGACGTCCAGCGGCTACATCGTCGTCGCCGAGTCGGGCAGCTGTAAGATGCAGATGCAGCTGCGGCTTGAATATTACCAGCCCAAGGGCTGAAACGAAAGGAGTTTTCTTATGACTGTTACCGAAGCCGTCAAGCTGTCGGGCCTGATCCCCAGCGCCGACTATACCGGCGTGGAGACCACCGACGACTTCCTGCTGGCCGTCCAGACCGAGGCCAGCCAGACCGACGTGAAAAGCTGGGTGGTCTGTGCCGACCACGTGCGGGAGCACAGCGGCGCACTGAACGCCTCCACCACGGACAACACCTACATCCGCACCGGCCCTGTCACCACCAAGGGCAGTGTCCAGCGTACCCTCTCCATTCAGGGCGACCGCTACGTGGGCGATGCTTTTCAGGACTTTCTGCTCTCCCACAAGATCGCGTTCGGCTCCGGCCAGAGCGTGGTGGTGCCTTATGTTTACTTCTCTCTCCGCACCGGCAAGGGCGAGAAGGGCGAAGGCGCGCTCATCCTGACCAGCGATGTGGGCGGCAGCGCCGGCGCGAATGCCACCTTTGCCGCCGATTTCAAGGGCATCGGCACCCCGGCTGAGTTCGACTATAACACCGCCGTCGCAGGCTGAGAGAAAGGAGCACCGATAAATGCTGATCCATGGACAGGAATTTGATTTTTCGCTTCTGAACGCCAACGACCTCGACCGTCTGGAGGACGCACTGGACGAGATGACCCGGGAGAGCGAGGCCGAGACAGCCCGGTGCGAACGGGAGAATGTCCGCCTGGGCGACCGTCTCCGCGCACAGGCCCGCGTTTCCATGCGCGGCCTCGACAAGATCTTGGGCGCAGGGGCATCCGCCCGTCTGGGGCTGAACGAAAACGATGTCAGCCGTCTGTACGACGTCCTCGACGAGATCACGCAGGCAGCCGCTGCTGAGAAGGCTCGTTATTCCCGCCCGGCGGCCGTCCCCCAGAACCGCGCCCAGCGCCGGGCTGAGAAGCGCCAGAAGGACAAGCACAAGCCGCCCGTGAGCTATCCGGTCCAGCCTGCCGCCGCCCAGATGGTGGAGCGGGTGGATAAGGCCGCCCGCCGCAGGCAGCTTCTGACCGAGTTGGCGGCTCTGGAAAATGGCTGACATCCTGCTGGACAAACTGCCCCGCATGTGGGCAGGCAGGCCCATCGACTGGGATTTCCGGCCTATGGTCTGGTTCAACGGGCAGTATCTCCGCCTTCCGGAGGACGAAAAGGGCCTGCCTGAGCTGGCCCGGGAAACCATTCACCGTTTTTACCGAGTGGTCGTCCCGCCGGAGGAAGAGGTGGACGCTTTCAAGGCGCTGGTGGAGTTCTACACCGCAGGCCCGCAGGAGGCGGGCGACCGCCCCGGCAGCAGCCGCACCGAGGAGCTGGCGCTGGACTACGTCACCGACGGTCCCGCCATCGTGGCCGCGTTCCAGCAGGCTTACGGCATCGACCTCACCCGGGCAAGGCTCCACTGGTGGCGGTTCAAGGCCCTCATGTCCAACCTGCCCGAGGAGACCCAGCTGGCGAAGATCATCGGGTTCCGGACGGCTGACCTCACGCAGTTTCAGGGCGAAGAGCGGGAGCGGCGTGCCGAGCTGAAGGAACGCTTCGCGCTGCCCGCTGCCCTGCGGAAAGGAGGCGGTCGCATTGTCACCCTGCAAGACCGCAACGAAGCCTTTGCGGCCCGCTTCCGGCGCTGACCGCGCCCCGGTGCTCTGCCCCCTGTGCGGTCGGCCTCTGCCGGTCTGGGCCATCCCGGAAGCCAGCGCCCGGGGCATCTGGGTCAAATGCAAGAACCCGGCCTGCCGCAAAGAAATCGAAATAAAACTCTAAGCCTGTGCCACTGTGCCTGCGCTCTTTTTCGTAAAGAGAGGTGGACACATTGGCCGCAGATTTTTCCATCACCGGCGAAGTAAAGCTCAACAGTGACCCGGCTGAGAAAGCCACGAGCAAGTGGACAGTGGCCGCAGGCCAGCTCATCGCGGACTTTGCCAAGAAAGCTGCATCCAGCCTGCAAAGCGTGGTCAAGAGCGGTCTGGACTACAACCGCAGCATGGAAAGCTATCTGACCAACTTCAAGGTCATGCTGGGTGACGAACAGCTTGCCGCCGAGAAGCTGGAAGAGATACGCCGGATGGCCGCAAGCACGCCCTTCTCCCTGTCCGACCTGACCGAGGGGACCCAGACCCTCCTGCAGTTCGGCGTCGCGGCGGACGACACCACCGGCGTACTGAAACGTCTGGGCGATATTTCGCTGGGCAACGCGGACAAGCTCCAGACCCTCGTGCGGGCCTACGGCAAGATGTCCAGCGCCCAGAAGGTCACGCTGGAAAACGTCAACATGATGATCGACGCGGGCTTTAACCCGCTCAATCAGATCTGCGACGCCACCGGCGAGAGCATGAGCGCCCTCTACAAGCGCATCTCGGACGGCAAGGTCAGCTTCAATGAGCTGGAAGCCGCCGTGGCTGCTGCCACCAGTGAGGGCGGGCAGTTCTACAACGGTATGCTGGAGGCCAGCCAGACCTTCAACGGCAGGCTGTCTACCCTGAAGGACAACGTAGCCGCCCTGACCGGTGAGCTGACCAGCGGGCTTTTCTCGGCTCTCGGGGACATCATCGTCAAGGCAAACGAGCTGGTCGTCTCCATCACCGAGGACGACAGCAAGATGGCCGCGCTCAAGGAGACCATCGGCGTCCTGACGGCGGCAGTCGTGGCCGTCACGGCGGCAGTCCTGAGCTATAAGGCGACCGTGGCAGCGACTACGGCCATCACGGCTCTGTGCACCGCCGCCACCACCGCGAAGGCGGCAGCAGATAAGGCCGCCGGATCCGGAGCTAAGGGGTTGGCTGTTGCTCAAGCGGCACTCAATGCCGTGCTTTCGGCCAATCCCATCGGGCTTGTGGTGGCCGCTCTGGCCGCTCTGGCTGCGGGGCTTGTGACAGCCTACCACACCAGCGAGACCTTCCGCAACATCGTGAATGGGGCATTTCAGGCCGTCGCCAACATCGCCCAAAGCACCATCGGTGCGGCCATCGGCTGGCTGGATAAGCTGAGCTACAAGCTGAACAGCTTCCTTGGTAAAGACGGGTATACAGGCTTCGACGGCTACGACGACTACAAGGCCAGCAAAACGCCCGCCAAGACCAACACCACCACGGATGCAGACCGCCAACGCCGCCAGCAGTTGCACGATAGCCGTGTAGCGCAGGCTCAGGCTGACCGGGCAGGCAGCTCTTCCGGTACCTCTGACGCGGCGTCTGCCGCTTCTGCCGCCGCAAGCGCCGCCCAGAAAGCCGCCAGCAGCACAAAGCAGGCGTCGGCGGAGATCGTCAAGTCCATCTCTGACACCACCACCGAGCTGAAGGACGGCGTGACAAAGACCACCGAGACCGTCACGGAAACCCTCTCCAACGGCACGACCCAGCAGAAGCAGGTCATCACCTCCACCAGCCGCCAGATGGTAGACGGCGTCCTCAAGGACATCAAGACCGTGGAGACCATCGCGGCAGACGGCAAGCGGACGGTCAGCCAGACCATGGAGACCGTGCGGGACGTGGTGAGCACCGTGACCGCCAGCAGCACGGCTATTGTGGACGGCATCAAGACCACCACCCAGACCGTCACCAAGACGCTGGCAGACGGCACCACAGAACAGCAGCAGGTCATCACCCAGACGCAGGACAAGGTCATCGACGGGGCGCTCCGCACGGTGGAGACCGTCAAGACCATTGCCGCCGACGGCACCGAGCAGGTGGCCGAGACCATCAAGGACAGCGCCGCCAAGACACTGGACGGCCTGTGGAGCGAGATAAAGGACCGGGCCAGCGAGGGCGTGCTGGGCACCGTCGATACCCTGTGGAGCGCCGTCAAATCCGGCGACTGGGTGGGCATCGGCAAGTGGGTGGCCTCCACCCTCTACAGCGGCCTGACCAGTAAGCAGAAACAGCAGCTCACCGACTATGCCCTCTCGCTGGTGGACGGCCTGAACGGCGTGCTGGGCGACGCGGCGGGCAGTCTGGCGCAGACGGCGTGGAGCCTCGGGCAGTCCCTCTTTGACGGCATCACCGGCAGGTTCGGCGACATCTCCTCTATGGCCGTCAAGATGGGCGGCACCCTGAAAAGCGTGTTCGGCACCCTCAAGGCCCCGCTGGCCGCTGCGGCCAAGGCCATCAGCGCCGGCCTCTCCGGCGGCCTCCTGAGTATGTTCCCGGCCATCTATGCGGGCTTCGCCGGCATGATCGGCACCATCGGCGCAGCCGTCGAAGGGATGCTGGCCGCTATCAGCGCGGCCCTCACCTCCACCCTCTTCGGCATCCCGGCAGGCCTCGTGGTGGCCGCTGCCGCTGTCGCTCTGGGCGTCGCCATCGCGGCCATCGTGTCCAAGCTGGGCGGAAGCCACAGCAGTTCCGGCGGTTCTGGCGGCAGCGGCGGGGGCGGCGGAGGTGGAGGCTCCGGCCTCGGCATCGACACCCCCAGCATCACCGACGAGTCGAACAAGCTGACGGACACCATCGACGCCAACACCGCAAAGCTTACTGAAATAAACAAGTCCCTCGCCAAGCTGGTCAAGAGCGCAAACGCCCTTGTCCTCAGCGACAACATGGCCGTGAGCAGCCGGGTGGCAGCATCCGGCACGGCACAGGTCGCCGCTGCGGCCAGAAGCTACCGCGAGGGCGAGGGCAACACCAACATCACCCAGAACATCTACTCCAAGGCCCACACCGCCGCCGACCTTCAGCGCGAAGCGCGCTGGGAGGCCGACCGCGCAAAGGCACAGAGCCGCTGAAAGGAGGCCATCCACCCGTGCGCAAAGACCATCTCCGATTAGTCACCGACGCCGGGGCATCCCTCGACCTCGGGTGGGACTACGGCATCCCCTATCAGATCGACAACCTCTCGGGCGTGGACGTCACCCTCAAGACGGCGCAGGGCGTCAACCAGCAGGGTGTGACGGTAGAGGGGCAGAGCGTCGAAGGCGTGGCCCACGAGGTCATCGCGGACTTCTGGGGGCCGGACGGGGAGGCGCAGGCTGACCGCTTTTTGCAGCTGCTGCCCTTCTTCACCTCAGGCACGGCCTATTTCGGGGACAAATACTTCTCCCGGTTTTTCCTGCAAAAGACCCCCTACACCGTCCAGCTCCACCCTTACCCCCGGCTGGACTTTCTCCTCTACCGCCCCAAGCCCTACTGGTACAGCCTCGAGAGCCAGAACGCTGTCATGGGCGGCTTCGTGCCGCAGTTCCGCTTCCCGCTCTGCTACGACAGCCACCAGTACAGCGAGTGGCGGCAGAGCTACTTCCTCAACGTGCGCAACCCTGGTGCGCTGCCGGTGCCTTTCACCGCGAAGCTCCGCTCCTCGGGTATCGTGGTCAACCCCGCCATCCGCAACAGCACCACCGGGGAGCACATCGGCTTTGACACCACCCTGAACAAGGGGGACGTGCTGGAGATCTACCGCACCACCACCGACCGTCTGGCCGTCAAGCTCATCTCCGGCGGCGTGGAGACCAACGCCTTCGCCCTGCTGGACGAGGACAGCGACCTCATGGAGCTGCACCCCGGAGATAACGTCCTCACCGCCGACGCCGCCAGCGGCAGGGAGGGCTTGCAGGCGTCCATCTCCTTCTACCCGATGGTGGTGGGCATCCTGCCGGAGGTGTTGGTATGACATTCGACGTCTTGGATGAAACGACCCTCGCCCGCCTCGGGAATATCGACGTATGGGTGTCGGTGTACTGGGATGAGCCCTACAACTCCGAAGGCAGCTTCACTCTGGAAGTCCGCCCCACCGAGGAGAACCTCTCGCTCCTGCGGGAGGGCCGCTGGCTCGTCCGCACCGACGCCGCGACCCGTGTACCCATGCGCATCTGTCACCGGAGCAACGAGAACGAGGACGCCAACCTCGTCGTCACCGGCTACCCGGCAACGTGGATCTTCACCAAGCGGGTCAGCGTGGCTGCCGTGAAAAACGAGAACGCCGAGGCTGCCATGCTAGCCCTCGCCAAGGCAGCGGCTCCGTGGCCCAAGCTGGAGGTGGCCGAGCCGAAGGGCTTTGACACCAGGTTCGAGAACCAGACCTCGGGCGCTGCACTGTTCGACTACTTCAAGACGGTGGGTGCAGCCTGCGACCTGGGCTTCCGGGTCATCCTCATGGGTAAAAACAGCGCAAAAAAACTCATGTTCGAGGTCTGGCGGCCTACTGCCGACCCCAACAACCGCTTTTCGACCAAGTGGGGCAGCCTGCGGGAGGCCAGCTGGGCCTTCGGCGACGGCAGCTATGCCAACGTGGCCCTCGTGCTGGGGGCGGGCGAGGGCAAAGACCGGGCCATGGTCTGGGTGGGCGACACCGAAGCCGAAGGGGCAGAGCGTCGGGAGATGATCGTGGACGCCCGGGACATCCAGCCCGAGGACGGCGAGACCGTCAAAAGCGACAGCTACCTCAAACGGCTGGCTGATAGGGGCGCGTCGAAGCTCCTCGAACAGCTCCGCACCGGCAGCATCGAGATGACGCTGGACGCCGACGGCCTCGAGCCGGGTGACGTCTGTTTCTGCTCTCTGCCGGATCTCGGCTACAAGGCCACCGTCCGGGTGGCCGACATCATCATTCAGAGTCAGACCGACGGCACCACCCGCACCGCGCGGCTGGGTACGCCGGTCTGGCGCAAGATCTAGGAGGCGATAGCTTGAGCTCCCCCGGAATTATTACCTACCCGCTGGGCGGCATCACCTATGACGCCGAGGATGCTGCGGCCTACTTTGCCGGGCGCACCAGCGGCGTTTACAGCACCGACATTGATTTCGCGGTGGCTGCTGCCGCCGATGGCAGCACCGACCTCACCGTCAGCGCGGGGCAGGCGTGGATGCACGTCAGCCGGTGGGTGGGCCTCAGCGTCACTATGCGGGAGGCCCAGACCCTCACGCTGCCCCTCGCGGACAGCGCTCTGCCCCGCATCGACCGCGTCGTGCTCCGGTACGACGCTACCAGCCGCAGCACCTCTCTGCAGGTGCTGCAGGGCGCGCCGTCCTCCGAGCCGGCAGGCCCGGACCTCTCCCGCACCGAGATGGTCTATGACCTCTGCCTCGCCGAGGTCTCCCGCCCGGCGGGCCAGACCTCCGTCTCCACCGCCAACCTCACCGACACCCGGGCGGACGAGGCCCTGTGCGGCCTCATGCGGGACGGCGTCACCGGCATCCCCATGGACGAGCTGGGCCGACAGGCGCTGGCGAAAGCCAAAGAGACGGCGGCTCTCTGCGACAGCCTGCTGGCCAGTTACACCGGCGGCTATCTGGGCATCTGGCCCGTGACCCTCCCGGCGGACGGCTGGGCCGAATGCACCGACGTACCCGGCTACGCCTACAAGCAGACGGCCCAGCTGCGGGCGGCGAGAGAGGCAAACGTCCCCTCCGCCGTACCCACCCCGGAGACCTATACCGTGGCGGTGGCGGCGGGGCTTGCAGGCGTCTGCGAGACGAAAGACGGCACGATCACCTTCTGGGCCGAGAAGGTCCCGGAGGGCGGCATCCAGATGCAGGTGGAACTGCTGGGACCCTCGGCCTCGACCGCTGACACCGGAGAGGACACCCTGGGCGACACCGTCCTCGAAAACACGACTTTGTAACGGAGGTACACCATGAAGTATGTGAAACAGCATTTCGTCACCGGCATGAAAGTCAGCCTGCCCGACGTGCTCAACCGGATGGAGGACGGCATCGCAGCCGCCTGCGGCGCGGCGGTGGAGGGCATCGGCACCGTGACCACCGGCGACACACCCGCCGCCGGCATCCGGGACGGCAAGCTCTGCCTGACTCTGCCCAAGGGCGAGCCCGGCCCGCAGGGCGACCCCGGTGAAAAGGGCGACCCCGGCACCGGCCTGACCGATACTGCCAAAGCCGCCATCCTCTCCCTTCTGGCCGGGGAGACCGAGGACAGGGACGCCGCCCTCGCTGCCCTGCGGGCGGAGTGGGGCTTCGCCGACCCGGACGCCGACACCACCTCCGAGGCCGCAGACGCGGCAGATCCGGAGGCGTGAGTATGGCGCTGGGAAGTGTTGCCATCAGCGGCGGCATGAGCAAGAAAACGAAAGAGAGGTTGATGTATATGGACGGTAAGCTGGTTTGGAGCGCAGCAATGGGTGTGTCTGGCGGTCTGAGCGCCACGGCACCGGACACCGTGGACTATATCGTAGCAAGGCCGATGGCGATGACAATATCATCATCCACTCAACCAAAGGATGCCCGGGTGGCTCGCGGAGGCACTGGCAATGTAGCGTGGTATCAGACTAATGGCTCCTACAGCAACGCCAGAACTAACTACTCCTATGGCAAAATTGCCTTTGATGCCAGCGGCAAGATAACGTTGTCTTATCCGTGGGATAGTAACAACGAGTATCTCACGGTCGAGGGCTACCACTACTACTGACAAAACAAAAAGCAGCCCCCACCCGGGGCTGCTCAAAAGAAAGGTCGTGTTCTCTATCGCTATCAAAGAATATTCCATGTCCCGGGACTCCACCCGACAGCTCTCACCCAGCTTCAAGGTGCGGGAGTTCGGCTGCAAGGGCAGCGACGTCGTCCTCATCGACGACGAGCTGGTGGTGCTGCTGCAGTGCATCCGGGAGCACTTCGGCAAACCGGTACATATCACCAGCGGCTATCGCACCGCCGCCCACAACGCCGCCGTCGGCGGCAGCAAGTCCAGCCAGCACCTGCTGGGCCGGGCGGCAGACTTCTACGTCGAAGGTGTAGACGTGGCCACGGTCGCCGCCTACGCCGAGAAGCTGCTGCCCGGGCGCGGCGGCATCGGGCGCTACCCGAAGGACGCAAAGCACCCCACCCGCAAGACCGGCTGGGTGCATATCGATACCCGGGCGAATAAGAGCCGGTGGAGTATGTGAGGGGGTGATTCCGATGCAGTTCATCCTCGAATACTGGGCACAGTGGGCTTTCGCGCTGATGGGCGGGGCCGTCCTCGCAGCCATCCCCAAGATCAAGGCCCTCTGGCAGGCCGTGCTGGCCCTCCTGCACGACCGCATCTACACCGAGTGTTACCACTTCCTCAGCCTCGGCCATATCACCCCCGACGGCCTGCGCAACCTCACCTACCTCTACAAGACCTATCACACGATGGGCGGCAACGGCACCGGCACGGAGCTGTATAACCGCGCCAAGGCCCTACCCATCCACGACTGACACATTTACACAAGTCCGGCTTCGCCGGGAGAAAGGACCCGCCATGAAAGCACATATCACCACCCGCACCGTCTCCGCTGCCACCATCGCCCGCACCGCCGTGCTGGCTCTGGCCCTCATCAACCAGATCCTGAGCGCCGCAGGCAAGCCCGTGCTGCCCATCGAGAGCGCCCAGCTCGAGCAGCTCATCTCCACCGGCTTCACCACCGTGTCTGCGCTGGTCAACTGGTGGTTCAACAACTCCTTCACCAAGGAGGCCATTCAGGCTGACGCTGAGTTTGAGCGGCTGAAGAAGAGCGTGTACTAATCTACTTATTTTCTCCATCATATACCATAGTATAGCAAAACCCTCACCAAACAGCCTTTGACCTGCTTGGTGAGGGTTTTTGTTAGTTATTCAGCTTATAATGCAGCTTATATGCACTATATTTATTATATGGGATATGTTCCTCTTTCTGCAATCGCCCAATCACAATACATGGTATTACTTCTTGGCTACGCGAAAATTTCAATATGCTCCATATGGAGAAATCCGATTTCTTTACAAAATCAGCATACTTCTCTGGATTCAATAGTGCATTTTTTGCAAACTCATCAGCTTTTCTCTCTCGAGCGATATTTTCTGCAGTTGATGCATCGATATATTGGCTTGTTTTTGCTATATCCCCATTAACAATGTGACCTAGTTCATGGAACACTGTAAACCAAAAGATGTCCGCTGTCGCGCCTCTAGTCGTTAACGACATCTGATATACTCCATCATTATCTTTCGCAATATATCCTTGTACCGGGGCGCCACGAAAATTTGCCACAATAGAAAATTTAATTCCGTGTTCCTCAAAAATTTCTGTCAAGCATTTCTGATACTCATCTGTGGATTTTTGCATGACTTTTTTTAATTCTGCAATCAACCCATCAATTTCTTTAGTATTAAAAGATCTTTTTATATTGTGCTTTTCTCCTTCTAACTGACAAATTCTCAACCATGCTCCAACAACTGTCGGATTCACAGTTACTTTTGTCGAAGTTCTGAATGCACCGCTCGGTAATATTCTTTGTAAATTTGTCAAACTACTAACACGAAGAGCTTTTCTCAAATCAAGAATTTTCTGCTCTATTGACTGCTTTACATTAATTTTCAAGTATTTAGCAACTTCTTTTAGTTCATTGAATATCTTCTGCTCTTCTTCCGTGACAGTCTCCGTCTCATTCAAGTCCAATAACTCTGCTTCATAATTTGCTTGCAAATTCAACCAAAAAGATTTTGGAACATTTAGCGCATACTCTAGGGCCATGGCAAATTTCGGAGAAATTCCTTTTTTCCCCGAAATAATGCTGCTGATATACGCAGCACTCACTCCCGTCTGTGCAGCAAGTTCTGCTTGTGAAATATTTCTATCAGCCAGAATGTCTGCAATCGTTTCACCCGGATGAATAATCAAATCACGGGATATACCAGTTATCTTTCCCACCATGATAATCACTCACTCCTTCTACTTCGATTTCTGAACATATCATGACTGTTTCTTGCGTTGCGTTTGGCTCAAGGATCAATCTTACATTCCCAGTTACTCTCACTGAGTACCTAATTTGCTTATACCCCTCAAGTTGTTCTGGCTGTCCAAGACCGACTCTTAAAAAATCCTCGAAACATTCTGCCGCCTTCAATCGATCCATATGTTTCTTTATTGTTCTCACCCAGTCAGCCGGCAACTTCTGCTTCATTTTATTATAGTCTGTAAAATATTTTTCAATCTTACCATTCGCATACGTTATCTTCAATCAGGAATCACCTGCCAGTTAACTTTTTGGTTAATTCCATTATATTCATTTACACTTCTTTTGTCAACACTCTCTATCAGGTTCAATCAATTTTCATCTTCCTGCATCATAATATATATATATTCATCGATCGTCCTTGAAAGAGTACATCTTCTTCGCAATGCCATCAAACCCGTTTTTGTAACCCACTTTCTGTTCTCGGGCCGGTTTCTCACTGAATCCCCAGCAACACTTGGCGCAATTTACAATCGATAAATCATCAGATTTTTTAGCGTTCAAATCGTGTCGTTCAGCTTTTTCATTGTTCGACTCCCATCGCCTCCACCACACGTGAGCCAGACGAACCCTCTGTGCTCCACCAAAGGGAAGAGCCTCACCGCTTTGCAGTGAGGCTCTTCCCTTTTCATCTTATAGCATCCTTATCCCATGAAATCAAGCAGCACGTCGATGTCCTGACTGATGGCGCGGAGATAGTCAGCTCCGCCGCGCCGGCCGTCATAGTTCCGGACGCGGCTGCTCATCTCCGTCAGGAGCTCTTCCTTCCGCACCAGAACGGGGTCTCCGATCCACTCGTCTTTCTCTATAAAGGCTTCCAGCTGCTCATATTCTTTTATGATACGGACGTTGGACAGGTTCTCCGGGAGGGTACGGGCATCGAACCAGTCCGGCTGCGCGTGAAAGTCCAAAGGCGGCAGCGGGTCCAGCGGCTCATCGGCGTCCCACACATAGGGATGCCGGTCATCTTCTTCCGGCGTCTTCTTGAAGCGTCCTACCCGGTTCTCGGCCTTGCCGACCGTCTCATAGTGGTTGAACAGCGCCTCAGCGTCATAGCCATAGAGCTCGTAGGCGTCCGAATAGCGGTCTGCATAGTCCTTGTACTGGAACGTCTCAACAGTTGTTTCGGTTTCCAAGGGAAGTTCTTTCACTTCCTCACCATCAACAGGCACAGGAAAATTGAATACGATCTTCTTTATCCAACTACCGTCTTTTCTCTTTTCCGGGAACATCTCAATTCGCTCAATAAAGGCTTTCATAAACTCTTTCTGCTCCGCTTCTGTTGCGGAATGGTAGACTTCATCAAATGCCAGTAAGAGCCGATAAATGTTATCGCCAGAGATTTTCTCCTGCTGGATGCTGCGTATCTGTCCTTGCAGTTCGGCAATCTGAACTTCAATTTCCTCTATGATATCATACTGCTCATCATAGCGGCGCTGCAAGTCCAAAATCTTTCTGTCATAGTGGGCATCATTGAGGTCCAAGGTATCCATCTGACGCTCCAAGCGGCTTTTCGTTCCAAAGGCTTGCTTTAGCCGCCCTTGTAGGACAGCAATCTGCTTTTCCATATCTTCTGTATCAACTGCTGTTCCGATTTTCGCCTGAATCGCTTCTACAAACCGTGGATTATTGACCATAGCGGAGATAACCTTCGCCACAAATTTGTTGATTTCCGTCTGCTCAATATTCAGACGGAAGCTGCACTCATGCCCGGTAGGTGTAACCGTATTTTTGCAGTAGTAATAATACCGGGTTTTCTTATCCTTACTGTGCGCCTTGGCGATATTGCCGTACATACTCTTGCCGCAGCATGGGCATTTCAAGATACCGGACAGGATGTGGGCGTGGTCTGGATTATTGACCTTTTCCCGCTTAAAGGAATTGACCTTGCGCTTTTCCTGTGCCAGATACCAATCTTCTTCGGAAATGATAGCTTCGTGCTGTCCTTCATAAACCGGGAACTCCGACTGCTCAACCACGTGCATCTCGTTTCTTGTACCCTGTTTCTTTTCTGTTCTTCGTCTGCCGTAAGCAATCTTTCCCATATAAACAGGATTGTACAATACATTTTTCACAAAATCTCTTGAAAATCCCGGAATGGTATTATTCTG